TAGCATTTGTGAAAGTATGGTTTGAATCTTCTTTTATGATTTTATCCAATTCTTTTTTAGCACTTTCTGGAAGAATATCATCTATCATATTTTCCACATGCTCAGTTGCTAAATCTGTTACTTTGTCCACGACAAGGCTAGAAATAACATTAAATAATAGTCCTGCTAATGGTAACATAATTATTTCTCCTTAATGATTGGGTTCTTCGATTCCATGTTGTTCTAATAAATCATGCATCCGTTTATGTTCTGCACCAGACAAAGCATACATGACTGCAATTCCTGTATATAATCCTATTGCAACACCAATAACAAATCTTATTATTGTCCGCTTACTATTGGCCTTTTGTTCTACTGTAAAATTCTTACCTCTTTTAATACCAACCCATATCTTATAACCACCATAAGCAAGTAATACAAAAGAAGGTATTAGAATATACCATTCTGTTCCAAAAGAAAGTGCAGATGCACCAAACAATAAGAAAAGTACTCCACTAATCCAACATACAGGACACATTTTTCCCTCTCTAATTTATATAGTGAAACAAAAAAGCCCACCAGTACATTGTACTGATGGGCGCATCGAATTAGTTAATCGACTTGATTTTCTTACTTCCAATAGGAATTAAACGTGCTCGTTTTTCCTCTGGAATTACTTTTTCAAGTTCAACGATTAACATTCCGTTAGTAAGGTCACAACCTTTTACAACAATATCATCTGAAAGGGTAAAAGACCTTTCAAATGTTCTCTTGGCAATCCCACGATGAACATAATTAGCTTCATCTTCTGTAGATTGTTTAGAACGAATTTCAAGAACAGTTTCTTTTAATTCGACTTCAAGATCTTCTTCTGAAAGACCAGCAACGGCCATTTCGATGAAATACTTGGTGTCTCCGTCTTTTCGGATGTTGTAGGGTGGATACCCCTGATTGTTTGTAACGTATTGCGTGGAATTTCCAAGCAAACGGTCAAACATTGAATCGAACCCTATTGAAAATCCTAGAGCTCTTTCGATATCTCCAAAATTTGTGGGCGTGTGTGATGCGCGTAGTACCATAATTCCTCCTTATAAAGCGAGGTTATTAAAATATCAGTTCTCATACGCAGAGCAACTGATTATGAATGAGGTCATCCCGATGATGCACCTCAATCGTGCCAACCCTCTCCCTTTAGAAGATGTTGACAGCGATGCTTTAAAACTATCCAAATTAATTCAGTAAACGAATCTGCTGTATAAGTGCCAGATTCTTTTACTACCAACTTAAATTTTGTTTTCATTTCGTTTTCTTCAATTTCCCAATTTTGTTCCATAATAAAGGAAAGGGGTGCGAAAGACACCCCTTCCAGTTGTATTTCCATAATATAAATTTCACATACTTATATTATAACATACTTTTTGAATTTGTCAAGAGATTACTACTTAGAGTAAATTCCCCACAAAACCCAAATTGCTACTAGACCAACAAGTCCTTCAGATCCAAGTTCTTTGACAAGACCCACTACTGAGCCTACAACATCAAGACCAATGAATGGAACTGCTGCTCCAAAAAGTATTTGCAGTACCACACCAAGTGCTATGAGTGCGAGTCCTGCATCTGTTAGGCTTTTCAACCATCCAACTGCTTTATCTAACATAAGTAAAATCCTCGTATAAGATTAAATATGAAAGGTGTATTAAACACCTGTTGAACCAAATCCACCTTCTCTATCTGTTTTCTGAGAAGGGGCTTCATCAGACTCATCCAATGTATATTTTTCACATCGAACCAGTTCGCCTTGACATATCCTATCTCCATTATAAATCCGCACTGGTACATTACTGATGCTTGTTACCATTGCGTAAATCGGATCGACATAATCGCTGTCGATAATCCCTTCACAATTCGCTAGATAAACTCCCTGTTTGAATGCCAAACCAGACCTAGAATGTAATCGAACTGAAAATCCCTTTGGAATATTAGCAATAAGTCCAGTAGGAATTAACATTCTTTCCATATTATTTAATTGTAAAAATTGTCTATTACTATTTATATCAAAAGATACCCTTCTAGGTAACTCTTTTGTAGTAAGAGAATTATAATACATTACTGTTTCATCAAGAATCAAATTAGCAAACATATCAAAACACGCAGATTGTTTTGTTGCAAATACTGGTAATTGTGCTTGTTCGTTTGTTTTGTAGAATTTTAATGATGTAATTTTACTCTTCTTCACTGCTGCTGTACTCATCTATCACCTTTTTATTTCCAATATTATATTTTGCTGTTAATGTCCAATCTTCTTTTTCTTTGTATGCTAGAATTTTCAATTGATTTAATGGAACTGTCAATTCAGAAGTACGTTCCGAATTTACTAATAATATCAGTCCCCATTCGGACAATAAGTTTGCTATGGTATTTCTTCTCGCTTGATCATTTTCTGAAAAATTGGTTGGTTTACCATCAAGTGCGAATAATTCTTTAAAATGGACAATGAAATATCGTCCCTGTTTATGTAAGATGTGACATGACTGAAATAACGTTTTATCTTTTCTTGATGCTACACCTATTCTAGTAAGTGTTTCTCTAATCTTTAAAAAGTCATCCGGTTCTTTCAGGGTGCATTCCACCATCTCCTCTATATTTATAGTCATTTTTCTCCACTCCACCTTCTGCAAGTTTACTTTTAATATCTTCGATGTTCTCATTGGTGAGAACTTCTAAAGCTTCCTTTGCTTTTTCATTACCGAAACCAAAATATGTTTTGACCATTTCTAGATTGTCAATTTTGTCTGGCTTCAACCACTTAGACCAACGCTTTCGTGGTCTAATGTTATTTATTAAATAATCGAATTGGAGTTTGTTGTCTAAGAAATGATTCCTATTCATTTCATTGACTTGGAGGATGGTATCTTGGAAGAAACTAAGACCCCTATTGACAAGAAAAGGAATATAATCCTTCTCTGCAAAGGGGTCATTTTTCATGACATCCTTTGATTCATTAATTGCTTTTATAAAATCAAATGGTCCCATGTAGGTTATACTGTAAATGGTTTTCCTGATATATCAATACAAATGCCATCTTCTTCTAAAAAGTTTCCCCCATTTGATGGGTCCTTTTGTTTCTTTTGATCCGCAAACCCTTTCCATAATAAGGGAAGGCTTACTTTTATTTTTGGTTTTCCGGCCGAATCAGTTATAATAGAAACACAATTCAAAATTATTTTTTCTACCAGTTTCCATGTTTCTGTTCGTCTAATCTCAAAAATATTACGTTGCAAATCAATTTCATTGGGTTTAACACCCTTAATATAAGCACGTGCCTCACATAAAACACGAGTTCCTTGTATAATGGAAGAATCATATGATTGCTTCAACATCATAAGAATACCACCAAGTGCGGTGGGAGAATGTAAAATATAACCAACTTCCGGGACATTCTTATTCTTATCACCACCATAAGGATAACCGTGAGTTTCTGCCCAAGCTTGGGTAGAACCCTTACCTTTTCTTGAATGATAAGTACGATAATGTCCATGTAATATTCCAGAATAAGATAATAGATCACACACCATCGACAAACGGTCCTCATCACTACCATGAGTCAAAAGTGTGTTTACCATTAATGTAATATCGGATTCTTTCTTTTCAATCAAACCATCATCAATCATTTGACATACGTTTTTATAGATGTCCGTTGTGGTATTGAAAGTACGAATATCTTCTGGTTGTTTTCTATTCGTCAAAATCATATACACTGTACGGTCTTTTGCAGAACCGAATGATATTATATCATAATAGTAATAATCCCATCCCAAACCACTAAATGCTGGGTGTCTGGTAAATCCAGTTCGTCCGTCATTCCACTTCCCCACTTTTTCTACACTTGGAGGAGGTAGAGTATAATCAATACCATTCTCAAAAGACTTAATCAGAGGTGGTACATTTGCCTCAACGACCTCTAGAGCACGAATCTGTTCTTTCGTGTTATATTGAACAGTTGCACCAGCTCCCTCTCGTTTCAAAACTTTCGTATCGTGATAACGTACATCAACTAATGTACCATCTTCATATTTAAATTGGGAATAATATTCTGGTGCTTTCTTCTTCCATGCAGCAATTGCTGCTTTGTCAAAATTGGGTGTTATACCGTAGTTTTGGTTTTTTTGTATTACATTAGGCATTTCATTCCTTTCAGCTCTCTTGAGCAACTATAGGATAATAATAAACACAGCATCAACTCAGGTTTCAAAAACCTCTTGAGTTGCCATAGATACTGTATTATGGTTAATACTTAGATCATATCACACTTTACTCTTTTGTCAAGCATAAAA